CTGTCTCTAATCTTTTATTAATTGCTTGTAACACTTGTTCTGCAGAAGATACATCACCACCTAGTTGTTCTAATCTTTGTTCAATGCCACCACCTTCTTGAAGACCTATTCTACCACCATCGGCTGCAAACTGTGAGCCTGCAATTCTTGTTGTTAGTAGAGATAATGGGTTTACGTATTCTGGTGTTTCTATTTGTTCCTCTTCAATTAGTTTTGGTATGATAGGAATTATATTTTTATCATCATCTCCTCTATAAAGTGGATTACCCATAGCATCAATTTCACCTTTAAGTCTTCTATCCATATAATCTTGATATATATCTTCTAATTCTTTTGGTGTAATGCTATCAAGATTTGCAAAATTAAGTCTAGGTATTTTACCTGCTCTAATTACATTTTCAAAAAATTTTCTATTTCTAGCAGTTGTTAAGTCATTTAACTTTTGAAAAGGTTTATTAAAAAAACCTAAAAAACCAGGTGATTTTTTTACAGGTGGTTTGTATTCTTTAAATTCATCTAATTTAGTTATATTACGTTGTCTTATTTTTTCCAATCCTGTATCTCTTTCAGGACTTGACTGATCAGTTGTGGTGCCTCGTGGACTTTGTCCAGGTTTAGACGGAGCAGAAAAACCAGAAGTTTTCGTTCTACCTTGAACCTCTTGAGCTTTAGCACTTCTATATCCTTGTCTTGTACCACCAAATCTTGGTTGTACTAACATACCACCATTTTGTAACATCTGTTTTACTTGTTGTGCTCTAGTTATCGCCATCGTACCATTCTATTTTGTTTCACCAAATAAATCAAGGCTAGGCATGATGACTTTTACGTCTTGAGCCATGTCTTCTTGTTTATAGCCTTTAGCCTCCCAATCTTTTCTTTCTTTAAAAAGCTCTCCTGTTTCTTTGTGTCTGTACGTTGTTTCCACTTTTGTTGGTTTAATTTCTTGCATTATGTTGTCACCTCTCTTGGCTGTATTTCTAATATAGAGGCTATGACGTGTAGCTCATTTGCGTCAGCAGCTTGAACTTTAAGTATTTCACCCTCCTCCATAACAAGTGGTTGATTTAGAAGTTCTGTTGACGCTTTGGATGCTATTGCTTTATCCTTAAATAAATTAAAAATAGCACCACTAGAATTAACTAAAGTTATAGTTATCGTGGTTCCTGATCCAGCGTCCTCAGTTACTAATAATGATTTTACGACAGCTGTTTTAAAACTAGGCACTGTATACAGTGTTGTTAAATCTGCGGTCGTTAAATCTGCTTTTTTATTTATAAAACTATTAGCCATTAATTTAAAAAGAAGTTAAATGCTTCTACCTCATCTTTTAATTCTTCTTGAAATGTTGTATTTAATTTTTCTACAATAGCATCAAGATCTCTGACCTGTGATTCTGCTATTGTAAAATCATATTCTTTACTAGCTCTTGTTAATACTTGTGCTATCTTTGCCATTATCTTCTCCCGTCTGGTTGTATGTCTAATCTAAAAGTTCCAAGTCTCCAACTTTGATTAGTTGAAGTATTTTCTATTTTTAATGAAACAGCTCTTGCTCTTGCTCTCGTGTCCACTTTTGTTGTTGATGATGTAATATCAAATGGTCCAAGAGACGAACTAGCTTGTGAACTATTAGGATAATTTTTTAATTGTAGTGTAATTCTAGTTGTTCCTGTTTGATTTATAAAATCAGGTACAAATCTTCTTATCTTCATTAAAAATTCACCATCTCCTCTAAGATCTGCACCTCCTGTACTTTGACCTAATGCACTTCTTCTTTGACTAATATCATAATCTCCAGAAGATATGTTAGCTGCTATCGCTGTGATAGTTCCATTTCTATTTTGATCTGTCCCTGTTTCATGTTCATAGTAACTTGTTCTGCCTTCAGTGTTACCCACTACATCAAAAGATGTATCTGTATCTGCATCATATTCTAAGGCGTGTGGTAAACCAAATACAGCAGAATCTCTCCACATTGTTCTAGCCAAACTACCTACTGTCCATACAGGTCTTTGTGGTGATGAATCAAAATAATTATATGTAACTTGTCTGTTAACTACAGATGATCCTGTTGTTGGATAAAACCAAATAACTTCACCAAACAAATTATTTAAACCTGCTGACACCATTTGATTACCAGATGCTAAATTTATACTATCATACACAAAATCTTCCACTAAACATTGTAATGATTCTAGTTTACCTGCATATCTAAAAAAGCCATTTTCTGACATCCAATACGCAGCACCATCAACTTCTACACACGCATTTTGTCCAACAAGTCCACAGTTAGTTCCAACTTGCGCAAATGCAAACGTAAATGGTTGACCAACAAAACGTTGTGTAAATAATGCTGTATCAGTCCAAACATAAATAGCATCTCTACCTCTAATTGCTCCTCTAATTTGTGATCCATCTGCTAATCTTTGTGTACCAGCTGTATTGGTTGCTGTAGGTGTGTATGTGTTTATATCCTCTTGGTCAGAGAATCTAATAAACATATCGTCTTGTGTAGATGTGTCTCCGATTGTTGTCTCTGTTCCAAAAAATACTAAGTGACGATCTGGTGTAGATACTAACATATGTCTTGATGCTGTTGGTGCTCCAGTTATAATTGTTGCTCTTGTATCCGTTGCATTAGATAAACTAGAGTCCCAAGAAAAAACAGCACTATCATGAATTAAACAAATAGCTTTATCACCAAAATTATCTAGTGACCACATTCCTGGTTCAAGAACTAAGTCTCCTGATGCAGCTTCACCCCAAGCAACAAAGTCAGATGTGTTCGTAACGGTTGCCCCATCGCTATGAGCTGCTTTAGATGTGCCTCTGACTCCTCTTGTAATACCAGTTAAGTCATTACCAGAAACACCCGTGTATGATATTTCCTCTGTTCCTACTTTAACAAAATTGGTACCTGAAGATGGAAAGTTAGTTGTACTTGTTAACGTAATCGAAGTTCCTGATCCCCCAGTTCCAGCGGTATCATTTAATAAAGCACCATTTAAGGTTGTGGTAATGGCACCTGCTGCTTCACCGCCCCAAGATCCTAGTCCCCAACCAAATCCTTTTGCTTGAACAGCTGGGCCTACAGTGTAATATTTTTTTATTCTAATACCACCTGATGTTGTTGCACCAGATCCACTTTCATTTGAAGGCATTGTTATTGTTGCCGTTAGATTGGTTGGTGTGCTTGCAACCATAAATTTTTTATTATCAAAATCTGATGCACCAAAATTTGAGTTTGTAATAGCTGTAAAATTATCCATTAAAAGTATATCACCTGGTGTTAATCCATGTGCACTAGAGTAAGTTATAGTTACAGTTGGTGATCCGTTAGACGTGCTAAAAGCACTTGTAAGCGTTGTTGTAGATTGAATAGGGTGTATATCATAAAATACACCTCCTGAATAAGCATATAATATTCTATTAGTTCCTATAATAGCATATTTTCTACCTAAACTATTAACAAAATGATGCAGTCCTCTTCCTGCACCAGTTAGTTCGTTTTCATTTAAAGTTCCTAATTGATTCCAGCCACCTATTTTTTCAGGTATACCATATCTAAATCTAGTATTATCACAATCTGTCCACTGACCTTCAGCAGTGGTTTCTGAAATTTGTTTGTTTATACCTGGTTGGAATCCTATTTTCTGTAGCATAACCCCTACTTATATATAGTTTTTAGTTTTTTGATAGCATTATATTCCAATCTAGACTAGATATCAATTCATTCAAGTAAACCTTTTTAAGCTTATTTTGTTTTAAATATTGATGCAGTTCTTCTAAATCTATAATGACCCATTGATCTTTAATATCAAAAACCATTTTTTCTGCTTTGCTTGTTATCTTTCCATTTTGAGCCATGTCACCGCTAGATAATTTAAACATGTCTCTAACATCAAATTTAAAAAAACCATTTGTGCCCTTAATAATTCCAGCTACATTCCAAGAAGTTTTTTCTTTAGGGTATTTTACAGCTTTTAGTTGTTTAGAAAATCGTTGCACTATATCCATATTGACAAATTAATTTCTATAAACTAAATTACTTTTTCATGAAAGTATATAGAAATATGTTATCTAACAAAGAATTTAAAGATTTAAAAAATCATCTTATTAATGCTAATTTTCCTTGGTATTATAATAAAGGTGTGGTCTACGAACACGAAGATGGCACTCCCGAAGATAAGAAAAATTTTCAATTTACTCATAGTTTTTATATGAATGATGTAATAAATTCTGATCACTTTAAAATATTAATACCATTAATTAAAATTATTAATCCACTAACTATTGTTAGAATAAAAGCTAATTTATTAACTAGAACATCTAAAATTATAGAACATGGTTATCACACTGACTATGATGAAAATAGTCATAAATTTACCACTGGTATATTTTATTTAAACACTAATAATGGATACACTAAATTTAAAAATAAAAAGATTGTTAAAAGTGAAGCAAATAAATATATAGAATTTAAAGGCGAAGAAAATCATACAGGTTCTACTTGCACTGATAAAAACATAAGGGTAGTTATAAATTTTAACTACATTAAACAATGATATTAAAAAATTCTTATTACTGGTTTAAAGAAGTTTTAACTCCAAAGTTCTGTGATGACGTAATTAAATATGGTAACTCTAAAAGTAAAAAAATAGCTTTAATCGGAGGCATTGGTGAAAATAGAGATATTAATAAAAATCCTCTTACTAAAAAAGAAATAAAAAATTTACAAAAAATTAGAAAATCAGAAGTTATTTGGATGACAGATCAATGGATATATAAAGAGATTATACCGTATGTAAAAATTGCTAATCAAAAAGCTGGATGGAATTTTCAATTCGATAGATCAGAAGCTTGTCAATTTACAACTTATGGTCCAGGACAATACTATGATTGGCATTGTGATTCAAACGAAGATCCATACAAAAGAGAAAACGAAAATGATCCTGAACATGGTAAGATTAGAAAATTATCTGTTACTTGTTCTTTAACAGATCCTAAAAAATATAAAGGTGGAGAGTTAGAATTTAATTTTAATAGACCAAATCAAAAGAAAAAATA